GGGCCCTCGAGCCCGGGAGGGCGCTGCCCACCACGCGGAACTCCCCCGGCGACTCCCGCGACCTGAGCGCGTACCCGTCGTACTCGGCCTTGGGCAGCGGCGGATAGTCCCCCGGGGACCTCACCTCGCCGGCCAGCACGCGGCCCCTCGCCTCCCACACGCTGAGCTCCTCGTCGCCCTCCACGGGGCGCAGGCAGCTGGACACGCGCTCAAGCCCCTCCCTGATCCCGATCACGCGCCGACCGGGGCCTCGGAGCGAGAAAAGGATAACTGCGGGATCGGGGCCAGTGGGGGCGGCCCCGGCCTGGCCGGAGGGGGGGTGGCTGAGCAACTTCTCCACAAGGCGCCGCAACGAAATGCCCGTAAGCCCGAACACAGCCGCCACCTCACTTGGTCGCTATCCCGTCGTAGCCTATCAGGATCGTCGCGCCCGACACGTTCTTGATGCCCAGCCAGTTCGAGTTGGTCACATGGCAGAAGATGCCGTTGAACCAACCAGCCTGAGCGTCAGAATCAAATTTCAGGTCGTTCGTCCCGTCACGGCGGTAGAATTCCACCGCACCCCCGTAGTAGACGTTGTGAATGACCCACTCCTGCCCGGCGCCTGGGCGGATGTCCAGGAAAGCCCCGTTGACCACACTCTGAAGCCCAACTACAGCATCGCCAGCAGCCATAACAAATCACCACCATCAGGCCGCCTGGATAACAGCGTTAACCTGAAGGTCCACGGACCTGTCGTTCTGCGGGGTCTCGCCGTTCACCGCCCGAGCCTTGGCCCAGAAGATGTAGTTGGTGCTGCCTATCTCAGCAGTAATGGTCAGGGTACCGCCCCACGCACCCCAGGTACCAGGGCTGCCGTTGTTGTCCGGGGCCAGCGCCCACTTGTCGGCATTGGTGCCAACAGGCTGGACGGTCGTGTTGCCGTAGGTCTTGTATCCGGGCTCGCACCGCAAGGCGAGCTTGATCGGCTGGCTCTCTTCGTTCAACGAGGCGTTCAGCGGCCCGACGGTGATGGGGTCGGTCTCGGTGCCTTCCGACACCTGAACGCCGTCCGTGCCGCCAGCGGTGGGGTTGTCTTTGTAAAGATGAATAAACGCCATTCCCTGCACCTCCCCGGCACACTTAGCGGAATCTCCCCGGCCTTAAGCCGCTTCTCTCTTCTGATAATCCCTCGGCACATTCTTGATACACGGGTTGAGCCGCTTTACAAACTCAACCTTCTTCTCGGAGGGACCAACAAGCCAAAGCCGGTATGCCATCTTTCGATGGCTGGGAAGTTCCTTCGTCGGCCTATACGGCCCATAGACCTTGGAATCGTATCCAACAGCTTCAAGGAACCGTTGGACCATCTGCAAAAGACCCGACCTCGCGTTGGTAAATCCAACACGAACATCACCGTTGATCCCGATGCAGAACGTACCCTCGCTTTCAAAGAACCCTCGAAGGAAATCCCAAGGATGAACAGCAACCATCCGTTCGACATCTTCCAACGTAAGCGACCTGTACCACTCACCCAACACCTTCGATCCCGACGAGCAACGCCACAACCTCCCGTACCGATGCTTGTGTGCAACGAGGCCGATCCGCTGAAGTGCACCTGCAAAGGAATCAATAAAAGGCTCGTCCTTCGCCGCCAACACGATCTGCCACTGCCCATTGGAACAAACGACACTACCATCACCCAGAAGCACCCCAAGCAGGTAAGAGAGCACGGGACTCAGACTAAGGTCCGGCTGCCGCAAACAACCCTTCGGGTTTCCTCGGGGACGACGCGGGATTCCAAATTTCAGAAGGGCTTTACGGATCGTTTCGTCGCCAACTCCCCACTCACGCGCAATCTGCGTGATACTCAAGCCCTCCACCTCATACTTTTGACGCAGGAACCCCTCGTCGTGCCAAGGCTTCACAATACAGCCCCTCCCATACAGCGCAGGAGGGCGGCCAGGTCATGGCCGCCCTCCCCAGGAACTGGAGCCGTCAGTGCTCAGTGATGCCGTACAGCTCCACCTGACCCCGCGGCTTCTGGCAACCGAGGTCGCAATACTTCACCAACACGGCCTCGAAAGCCGCCTTACCGCTCACGGGGTGCAGGATGCCGCCGCCCTCGTCCAGCCAATCCCAGTCAGCCATCTCGTACATCTTCCAGTCGTTGCTGTCCAGACAGAACATGGTACCGGCGGGGCAGTACTTCTCGGGGACCAACCCGATCCCGTTGTACTCCAGAGCCTTCCAACCGCCGCGCAGTTCCAGGGTGTTGACCTGCCGCTTCTGGGCCGAGAGGAGGTACTGGTAGGCACGCCGCACTCCGAACGAGCACACCAGCAGGTTGGTGTTCGACCCAGCATCCTTGTTAGCCAGGTCGATGGCCTGCTGGATCACAACCTCCGAGATTTCCCCGTTCACGTTGATGCGGCGGGCCTTCAGCCACGGGTTCTGCGCGCGGTCGATACCGTACAGCACGGGTGCCTGGAACACGGCCTTGAAACCGGTCAGCTCCAGACCCTTGTTGCCGTACATATACACGCTGTGGTTGGCGAGGACACCGGTCACATCGCTCAGCGTCAGAACCCGCGCCTCCGGGTCAACACCCAGGATTTCAGCCTTCTGGAGCACAAGGGCGTCGCCGTTGTAGATGTCGATGAACTGCCCCTCAGCAAAGTAGTCAACGTTGTCAACGGTGATCTTCTTGTTGGTCGCATCGACTGCCTGGACAGTGGCGAGGAGGCCGGAACCGTCACCGAAGAGCTGGCGGCTCAGCATGTCCTTCGCGTCGTTCTGGGCGTCCTCCAGCTCCTGCTCAAGCAGGTTGGCGAAGGCACCCACGTTCGACCGCGAGGCCCGGATGACCTTGTCCGAGAGCATGATGCGGGCGAAGACGTTCTTGGTCTCCCACTTCGCCTGCCGGGTCTTGCGGCTGTTGGCCTCGGGCAGGTCACCCGTGTCAAGGCGCATGCCGACGCCGCCCGAACGCCCGTAACGGAGGGCCATCACGATGTCCTTACCGACGACCGACTGGCTGTCCCTCTCGAACTGCGTGAGCGTCGGCGACGCCTGCTCGTTGAGCTGGTACCGGAGCGACGGGAGAAAGTACGACTTCAAGGCTTCCGACGCTGCTTGGATTCCAGTGATTGCCACAACAACCTACCTCCTTCAAACTTCGGAGTTGGAGGATTGTAGCGTTGCAGCACCCACACCAGGTCAGCGAGAGATCACACCCTTCGCGGCCAGGAACGCCCGCTTGGCCTCAGCGAGCGTCTTGGGCTGCTCCGGCGGACTCACTACCTGGGCACCGCCAGGCTGCCCGGCTATGGTAACCGGCGCCCGGTTGCCGGCCTGGACCTGCTGGACATACTCCCGCACGATTTCATCCCGCAGGGCCTCCTTGACCTTGGCCCGCACTTCGGGCTTGGCAAGGGCCGAAAGCGGGTCAGCCGCCTCCGCCTTCTGGCGAGCGATGGCGAACGCAATCCGAAGGCCGTGCTCGGGTTCAATCGTGAGGAGCGCGGGGAACTCCTTGGTCATCACCTCTTCAATGGCAGGCCCGAGCTTGTCCACCACCTCCCTACCGTGCTCACGGATGAGCCCGGCATAGGCCACCGCGAACTTCTGCTGCAACTCCTGCTGCCTGCGCTGTTGCTCCTCAGCCTCCCTCTTTTGGCGCTCCTGCTCCTGCTGCATCAACCGCTGGAACGTGTACTCGATCAGTAGCTGCGTCGCCTTGCGCGGGTCCTCCAGGTACAGCTCGTTCCACTTATCGGGAGCCAGCTCTTCGGGCTCCTGCGGCGCGGGGGGCTGAGCGGGGGCGGTGGTGGTCTGCGCTTGCTGGCCCTGCTGGACCTGGCCCTGCCGGGACATCAACACCTGGCCCAGGAAGGCCAACAGCTCCTTCACCTCGCCCATGTCCTTCTGCAATTGGGCCACCTGCGCCGCGTAGTCCGGCTGCTGCTGCGCCTGTTGCTCCGTACCCTGCTGCGTCTGGTCCTGTGGCTGCTGCTGTTGCTGCGCCTCCGTCGATTGCCCTTCGGCCTGGGCAGTGGTGGTAGCCTCAGAGGCGCCAGGTTCTACCTGGGTCTGGTCCTCAGAGTTCCCTGCATTCTCCAGGCTGTTGAGGAAGTCCACAAGGTTACCAGGCTTCTGCCCGGAAGCGCCGTTGACCATCTCAGCCATTCAATCAACCTCCCTGCTCGGTCTCTCCGCGCACCCCCGCCATCTGCTGCGTGGCTATCGCCTTCTGCTGGAGTTGCAGGAGGTGCGCCGTTGTGTGCTCCTGGAAGATGCGGTCAATCTCCCCGCCGCTCCGCCGGACCATATCCTCGTACTCGGATGTCAGGCGGAAGCGGGTGTGGCGGCGGAGATGCATGATGTCATCGTCGTACTCGGCCACGCTCGGTAGCTGGCCGTTAGCCATGAGCCTGTTCTCGCGGTCCGCACGGTTGATGTGCAACCGCTCCGTGTCGTCCCCGAACTCCCAGTGCCCGAACTGCAAGAGTTCAAGGACCTTCGCCTGGCCCTCCTTGGTGAGCCGCCCGGTCTCGGGGTCGTTGAAGAGGCCAGCGGCCAGGAGGTCGAACACCATCTGCCGCCGCTGGGCCGGGGATTCGGCCAGCATAGCGCTGGTTTCAACCACAACATCGTCGGACCTGATATCCGAAGCGTCCCAGTCGATGATCTCCACCGACAGATCGGTGCCGACCGTGCGGAGCAACCGCTTCGTCGTGGCGTACTGCTTGTAGAGGCGGAGCCAGTGCCTGCCAGCTTCAACGAACCCGGCCTCAAGGTTCCCCACGGTGTGGCTCAGCCGCGTGTCGTCCTGCTCCACCGCTATGGACAAGGCGACACCGGACTTCACGCCGGGCGGGGCCTGGGAGTGCCTGGCGATCTCGGACACTCCCGATATGATCGTGAACTCGTTGAGCAGCGTCGCCTCCTCCGAGTCGAAAGCCGAAGGCAGCGACGGGTTCTGCATCATAACCGGAGGGTTGCTGCCCTTCTTGTACACGAAGATGTGACCCGGAGCAGCAGCGTTCTCCTCCACGTCGTCAAGGTCAACCGAGCCATCCTCAATGGCGTACTGCCCAATAGCGCACCGGTTAAGGTACTCCGCCTTGCGGTTCCGCAGGGCGTTGTACCGCCGCTGGATCGGGATGAGCCGCTCTATCACCGAGCGGCCCCAGAAGCACCCAGGGCGAACGATGCTCTCGAACTTGACGAACGGCAGGTCAACCTTGCCGTCCGACCCGATGCGGAACGGCAGCGGCCCCACGTGGAGAACCTTGCCACCAGCGACCACGATGTAGCGGCCATCCGGGTACTTCATGCTGGGCCGCTCCCACAGCTCCTTCACCACGGCGTGCCCTTCGAGTTCCGTGGTGGAGGTGAAGAACGACCCGAACCCGTACCCGAGACCGCCCAGGCCCAACGTGGTCCGGTAAAGGGCGTGCGACTCAGCGGGCTCGGGCTCGACGCGCACGCCCCATATCTCGTAAATCTGGTCCACGTGGTAGGCCCTGGCGTGAAGGATGCTGCGGCACTCCTCAATGGTGGAGTGCCAGGGCGAGTCGGGGAATACCTCGAACGGGGGCACCACGACGGGATTCACGTCGCCCTCGTAGACCGGCTGGATGGTAGCCGCCACTACGCCACGCTCGGAACGCTCCAGGGCGACGGGCTCCTCCGCCGGTTCGGTAAACGCCCGCGTCGCCTCCTTGCCTGCCACGTCCAGGCCGGAACCGGCCTCCTCCTCTTCCTCCTTCCCGCCCTCCACGTGTACACCCTCATCCGTCTCCGTCCGCACGGCAACGGCGCCGACGACGTTACCGAGCGTCGGGTCCCAGATGTTCTTCAGGAAGGCGGTGCCGCACAGCTCCATCCACGCGATGAGCGTCTGCCGCCCCTTGGCCTTCAGGCGCTCGTGAAGCACGTATTCGAGCAGCCTGGCCGAGACCTTGGCAGAGGACAGGTCCTCGGCCTCGCCCGTGGCCGGGCGGACCTTAAGCGTGGGCTGCATCCGCGAGATGCGGGCGATGCGGGTCTCCATGATGGGCGCGATGTGGTTGAAGACCTCGCGCTCCTGCCACCAGTAGAGCTTGGGAACCTCAACTAGCGACATCATGGCAGCGTTGATGTCAAGGTACTGGTTCCCGTCAACAAAGGCCAGGTTGAGCCGCCACTGCAACTCCCACGGCCTCCGCTCCTGGCGGCGGCGCTGGTACTCGCGCTCCACGTAGTCGCGCAGCTCCTCGGCGTAGCCGAACTGTAGCGGCTTCAAGGTGGCGACGATGCGACCGAGGCCACTCCGCACCGCTGCCTTGACGCTTTCCAGCATCCCGCGAACTTACCCCCCTTCCTTTTCCAGCTCCTTCAGCCTCTTCAAGATGAAATTGCGCCCGGCGGGGACGGAACCGGGCTGCGCGTGAAGGTAATCGGAGAGGCTCCCCGCCATGAGCCGCGTGTACAGGTCGCGCCGCTCCCTGTGGTGCAGGACCTCAACCACCACCAAGAGTGCGGCCCAAACCGCCGAAACCGCGATTACGGCCACCAGCACGGCTCAGTGCTCCCTCTTGGTGTGCCGTTCGAGCTGCCACGGAGTCTTGAACTCCCGCCTGCACACAGGGCAAACGTACTTGTCAGGCACAGCGGCCTCGCGCTCCTCAACCGGGGCGGGAGGCTCCTCGGCGGGAACTGGTTCCGGCTCCGGTTCCTGTTCAGGCTCCGGCGGTCGCTCAAACACGAACTCCAGCTCCAGCGGCTTGGAGGCGGGCGGCTCATCGGTGCGAGGCAGAAGCTCCTCCGGGGCGGTCGAGAGGATGTCCGCCGCGCACTCGCTGAACACCTTGAGGCCGATGTTGTAAAGACCGTCAGGCGCCCCT